ACCTCTGGTAAAGCGGATCATCGCCCCGGAGGGAGCGGAAACGGTCGAGGCAAGGCGAGCCGTGCCGCCGAAGACCCCCAGCCACCGCTTACGGCCTACCGACGCGGCGAGGCCCGAAGCATAGGCGGCGGTATCGTCGGTCGCGTTGTCGAGCACGCCGCCGAACCAGCGCAAGTCCATGTCACCAGAGAAGATGCGGACCCATCGCCCCGAAGCCGGATTGGTGCCGGGCGTCAGGATCGTGCCGTCGTCGTCGGTCGCCGTCTCCAGCGCATCCCAGACGAACAGGCCCGCGCCGCCGTCGCCGTTGGCCGTACGGCCCTCGACCACGAACACGGTGCCGTCAGCCCCAGTGAAGGCGCGGAGGTCGTCGTAGTTCTCGACGGTTCGAGCGGCTCCGGCGTCCACACCTTCGGGGAAGCCGATGCCGTCAACGGACGGGCCGATCTGGACGCCGACCGCATCGCGCAGGATGACCCGGTACAGGCCGTTGGTGAAGACGTTGGCGCGGCCCGTGGCGTCGAGCGTGACGGACGTTCCCGCCGCCGTGTTGCCCTGGTAGTCGGTGTAGACGGCCTTCGGGGTCGAGGTGCCGACCTCGTAGAAGTAGAGCGTGCCACCGGACAGCGCGGCGGACCCGGCGAGGTTGAACCACTGCGCGGGGACCTGTCCGAGATAGGGAAGCGTGGCCACTTAGCGGGCTCCTCGGGCGTTGTCGGTGGGAGACGCGGCAACCGTAGCCCCTGCGAGGAGTTGTCGGCCAAGGGATTGTCCCTGGGGAGTCTGGAATGCGCGGTAGGTGGCCTCAGAGATCCGGCCAGCGTCGTACAGGCTTCGGGCAAATGCGGGAGATCGTGCGGCGCGAGCCATGAGAACGGCGAGAACGGTTCCGCTTGCGGCTCCACCAAGCCCTGCGGCAGATCCCGTCCCAGCGCCCAAAGCGCCGCCCCAAAGCTCCATCGGGCCGATGAAGTATTGATTTCCCCGAGTCGTGGCGGCGCGGAGTGCGGCATCCGATCCCGCGTAGTAGGGAGCCAATCTGGTATTCAGTTCGGCCAACTCGGGAGAGATTTTGCCCAACTCTGCATTGGCGGCGCGGCCTGTCGCCAGGGCGCTGGCGCCTCGGGCGGTTTGGTCGGCGTCCTGGCTCTTGAATGCTTCTTTCCACATCCCGCTCTTGCGCCGATTGGCGACGGACGGAAGGACAGTGACATCTTGCGGGGAAGGTGCGACGCCTCCGACCAGTTCGCGGTACTTCCCTGTTCCCACTTCCATGGTGCGGGCGGGAAGGCTCTGCCCCCCCATTTCTGCCATGGTCGCGCCCATCTGCAGATTCTGCGGGACAGCCTCGCCGATCCTACGGCGAACGCCGCCGACCATCACGTCCTGGAAAGCTGTCGGAGGAGGTGCGGCGATCTGCTCGCGAATCACGACAGGCCCGCGCATTGTGGATGCGGGGGCGAGTTCAGCCTGCCGCGACAATGCCACCACAGGCCCGCGAGCCATGCGCTCGGGCGTCATTCCAGCCATGCGAGCCATGACCTCATCGGCAGAGCCGGGCGCGGACATGATGTCTCCGGCCCAATCAATCCCGCGCTGTGCGGACTCTGGGGAGACCGTCAACCCGCCGCCCGACACCCTCCCGGCAACATCGCCGCGAGCGGTGCGCATGACCTGGGATGCGTTGACGCGCTGTCCCGTGGCGTCGGCGGCGGCAAGAGCGGGCTCGTATCCTGCGGCCTGGTCATCCAGACGGGCAAGGAAACGACGCCCCGCGCCCTTGGCGGTGAGCGTGCCGTATCCGGCGAACTCAGGCAGGAGGCCAGCTTCCAGCGCCCGCTCGAAGCCCTGGATTTCATCCACGCCCTGCGGCTTGATGATCGATTGCAGGATATTCTTTCCTGTGCGTTGCGCCCAGCGGCCACCGCTTGCGAGACCTCTCCCAAGAAGGGGGAATCCGACGCCAAGGGCTGACCCGATTGCGACATCATTACCCACCTCCACGGCATCCAGAGGGCGTCCAGCGGCGACGTTCTCGGTCTGGCGAGTCGCGGCGACGGTCGAGCCCATCGCGGCACCGCTGGACAGTCCTTTTCCTGCCCATCCGAGCTTGGCAAGCCAAGGTGCGACGCTTGTACCACCGGTGAGGGGTGCGAGAACTGCCATAGGGATATTGGCAGGATCGCGCAAGAGCGTCGATGTCCCTCGCTTCATCCATCCTTCGTCTCCTCGCGGTGCGGTGCGCCCGAGAGCATCCTGGAACGACTCGCCAGGGGCTCGCCATGCCGGGACAGAGGACTCGTAAGCACGACCTGGACCGCTCAGAAGGTCCAGAGCCAGGCCCGAGGCCGTAGCCCCCGCACCTTCGGCCCGTGCCGTCCGAGGAAACATCGCGTCCACCCAGGACTTCGGCTGGACTTCGGCGGGGATGGCCGTGGCGACGGGGGCCTGGAATCCCTCTTCGGGAAAGGCGAAATCCCCCGGAAGCTCCTCGGGGAAATCGAAGTCTGCGGGCAAGGTGTTCGCGGGCATTACTTGACCAACTTCCAAGATTCGCCGTCAGAGTTGCGGCCATAGGTCGCGCCCTGGTAGGACTTGGTGAATTTGTAGGGCGATGCGGTCGGCTGTGCCTGACCGCTTGCGCCGGGGATCTGCAATTCCTCGTAGAGGCGCAGGACGGACGGCTCGGTCTGACCAACGCGGCGGCGAGTCTCGTTGTAGTTGCGAATCTTCCCGGTCGCGCTTTCGCGGTAGATGTCCAGGAGGCGAGCTGCCGCCTTGGATCCTGTGGTGCCGCCGCCCGTGACCTGCCCGAGTAGTCGCTGTTCGGATTCGGTCATGGGACCGGGACCAACGATGTCCGTCCTCAGAGGGCCGCGCAGGGTTTCAGCCAGGAGCTGGTAGACTTCGGCGTCGGCCATGCCCTCGGTCTGCTGACCCGTGAGGCGAGAGAGGAAGACCTTGATCTGGCCAGGCCGAGCGCCCGCTCCGGCATCGAGAAGGCCCTTCATCTGGTCGAGCGTCTTAATCCCGGACAGCGCGGTGCGGGCCTCGTCGCGGAAGACGGGGATGTCCTTGATGGCCAGCTTGACGGCCTCGCCCTGGGTGCCTGCCGAGGTCGCCGCCTGGCGTGCGATGTCCAGCTTTTCGCGCTCGATACGTGCGGTACGTTCGGCGGCGGACTCCTGGAGATTCATGCGACGATCCGCCAGCTGTGCGGCGCGATCGGCGTACTCCAATTGAGTCGCGTACTTCTGCGCTCGGGAGTCGAGTTCCAATCCACGAAGACCGCGATTGGCTTCCGCCTCGCGCATCTTGGACTGCTGGACCAGCGGAAGCCCACGTTCTGCCGCACGCTGGACGCGGGGGATGTCTTCGGGCGCGATCTGGCCTTGCGACATCTCACCAGCGGGAAGCGCGGTGGAGGAAGGAAGCATCGGCGCAGGCTTGGCCCATGCGGGCATCCACGACGGCGCGACCTGCGCGGGTTCGGGAGCCTTGAAGGTCATCCACGCGGTGGACCGCTTGTCCTCGGGAAGGTCGCCCGTAGGCAGGTTGAGGCGCGACACCTCACCGAGCGCGGCGCGGTAGTCTTCGGGCGTCTCCACGGTGCCGAGAATCTGGCCTCGCAATCCGTACTGCGCTTCTGCCTGACGGATGGGCCGGATCGAAGCGTCGAACGCCTCACGGGCCGCGTCCTGCTCCATCTGCTGACGGATGCGGTCTTCGGTGATCCGCTGTTGCCTCCCCTGGAGGAAGGATTCCCCGAGGCGGATTGGCTGGACGGCCATCAGAAGCGGTACGTCGGCTGTGCCAACGCCTTCCCCATGACTGAGTTGCGCATCACGCCCGAGCCTCGCGAGCCGTAGCCCATGAGCTGGCCCGCATCCTGCACGCCGCCGCCGATGCTGTTGAGCAACTGGTCATCTCCAGCCGACCGGAAGCCCGCACCCTGGGTCAATCCCTGCCCGAGCGATGCCGCCCCGGACATCCCGAGTTGGCCGATCTGGTTGGCGCTGTTGGCTCCGAACTGGCCGACCTGCCCTGCGGCATTCATACCCATCTGGCCGAGGCCCTGGAATCGGTTGGCGCGGTCCTGCTTGGCACCGTAGTCGCGGTTGAATGCGTCGGTGGCCTGGCCGTAGCGAGTCTCCTCTTCTCCCTGGAAACGCTGGTAGTCCTGGTTTTCGAACTGCTGGCCGAAGTTCACGGCCTCGCGCTGGAGGGCTCGTTGCGTGCCGCCGCCGCCGAAGGATCCCTTCGCGGCCTGGGTCGCCTGGATGCGCTTCATGGCCTGGTCGAGCACGTTCCCGAAGACCGGGTCGGCTCCGAGGTCGTAGTTCCGTGTGCGGGCCTGGAATCCGAACTGCGCCGGGTCGTACTGCCCGCCGCGAAGCTCGGTTTCGTAGGTGTCGAGGCCGCGCTGTCCTGCGCCGACGTAGGGGGCGAAATCAGCCTTCGTCTGCTGGAATTGCTTGTCCTGGAGGTCGGCGGCATACCGTGCGGCCTCGGAACCAAGACGTCCGGCTTCTTCGGCGGCTCGGGCCTGTCTGCGGGCTCCGGAGCGTCCGACCAGCCCGCCGACGAGGTTGGCTCCCAGTGAGAGGCCCCCAAGTCCCAAGGTTACTGGATCCATGCTACCACCTCGCCGCCGTTTCGGCCCAACGGGGACCGCGCCGAAAAGCTCACCGTTTCCGGTGGTAACTCTTGGAAATATACGTCGTTTTCGGTCATTGGGAAGCCCCTTAAGGCTGGAGAGGAATTGCCGTGTAGTGGATGCCCACCGAGACAAGCGCGGCGTCGTCGGCGTAGGTGTCTTTGGTGTCGCCGGAATTGCGGATCAGGCGCACGACCAGCCGGGCATTAAAGGTTCTTCCCACGCCAGGGATCGTGAAGTCCGTCCGCGACGACTGCCACGCCACGCCGGGAGCGGGGACCGCCGCGATCGTCAGGAGTGTCGGCGCAGGAATCACGGCCCCAGCCGACTCCCAGAGGTAATAGACCTTGAAGTAGACATCGCCCGCCGCCGCCGTCGTGGGAGCCCAATGGACGTGGAAAATCACGTCCGACCCGCTCTTGTAGTCGTGCTGGACATCCCACGAAAAGGAAAGTTCCTCGAAAGGTCCGGCTCCGGCAAAGCGGTAGCATTTCATGTTCGCGTCAACCAGATTGCCGACTGCGGGCGTATTCGCCACACCAGCCAGGACCATCGGGGTGAACTGCGCCTCGCGCAGGACTTCGGTTCCGGGGATCGCCTGGGAATCGACGTAGGCTTGGTTCCAGTAGGCGATTTCGTTTTGCGTGATCGCGGCGACGTGCGCCGGGACGCTGGACCCTGGCCCCGCTGGACCTGTCGGACCCTGCGGACCCGTCGCGCCCGTCGCGCCCGTCGGCCCCGGAACGCCGCCCGCCGTCTGGAGGTATCGCCACAACAGGTAGAGCCATTTCGCCAGAGGGGTCGTCTCGATGCGCTCGCCGTTGAATGGCGTCGTGACGGGAGGCGGTTCCAAGCTCATCGCGAGAGCACCCGGACATCGCCCGTTGTCATGGTCCAGGCTACGGGGATCGGGTCGGTCATGCGAAGCCGCCACATCCGGTCCCGTCCCTGCCCGCAAAGGACGGTCCGCATCCGGAAATCGTACTGCCCGAGGGCTCCCACGTCGAGTTCACGGGACGACCCGTAGGTCATGCCGCCGTCGTTCGAGTAGGACAGCATCACGACTGGGGCAGAGCCTTGTCCGGTGACGGTGCCGACGCCCTTGCGCCCGTGGATCTCGAAATTGTGGTACTGGACCATCTTGCCCTCGGATCCCATGTGTCCGAAGACCCGTTCCCGCAGGATCCACCAGTCGCCCGAGCGGTCCGGGATCTCGTCCCGGTAGTCCGTGTCGGAGAGCTTGTACACGGCGTTGCCGTTCGAGTCGCCCACCAGCGTATAGCCATGCCCAAAACAGGCGTGAAGGCCACGCCAGCGGGACAGAATGCCCGTGTCCGGGTCCATCCACGCCCGTTCATGCCATTCCCCGAGGTCCACATCGTAGACCAGCGTCTTTTCGATGGCCGCGATGGTCAGGACGTAGTAGGTGTGACCGCCGAACGAGTGGACGCGACCCACGGCTCCGGAGAGGTCCGAGGCGGTCGACAGGATGCCGTAGATGCCGGGAGTCGATATCTGCTGGACGCTGTAGCCCTGGGTGCGGAAGACGCGGGCGGAACCGTCGGGACCGGAGCCGAGGAAGTAGATCGAGTCGCGAGCGGCGGCGCAGGATTGGCGGGCGTCGGTCCCGATCTGGATGGCGGCGGACTTGATCGCCTGGAATTCCTGGGACACGTCGCCGGAGTCGTAGAAGACCTGCGCGGATTGCGTCCCGAAGGCCCAGACCTCACCAGCGACCGCGATCACGCCCGATACGATGTCGGGGAAGGCTTCGGCGGATGCGCGGGATAGGGTCGGCCACGTCGCGCCGTTGCGGAGTTCGGACCAGCGGATGAAGATCGAGCCTGGCTCCTCAACGAGGAAATAGCCGTCCACCGTGCAGACCGTGCTCGCGCCGTTCGGGAACTCGGGATCCGAGATCAGGGCCAGCGTGTTCGCTGCGAAGTTGTACAGGTAGCCCGCGACGCCGTCCACGAGGACCATTTCATCCTCGTTCGAGGCGATGCCCACCGGTCCGGAAATGCTGGAGATCGCGCCCCGGCTCGCCCGCGTCCCGTTGGAAAGGATCTCCCAGAGCGTGGTCCCGGCAACCTGGAAGACGCGCCCGCCGCCGGTGAGGTGAAGCGCACGGCACGCGGTCGTGACGGTCTGCGGGGCGAAGACGCGCAGCGCGGGCGTGTGGACCCACATCCGTTCCGACGCCGCGCCAGGCCCTGCGATCTCGGGGCGGAGGTTGACGAGGGTGTCGCCGCCGACGCCTCGGACATTGGACGAGTAGGCGGGGGAAAGGAAGGTCTCGAAGACCATCAGCAGTTCCTGCGGAAGGCGTAGGGCATGAACTTCGCCGGGATGTTGTGGGCGACGTTGGCTGTCTGGAGGTCGCTCAGGAGGGCTGCGGCCCGGCTCGACACGAAACCCGAGGGCTCGCCCGTCCCGAGGCCCGGAATCGTCGCCAGCGCCTCGGCAAGGGCGTAGCGGAAGTATTCCCGGTACTCGGGCGGGTCCGGCATCGCGTCGGACAGGTTGGTGATCTCGGAGAAGGGCGTCCGCATCACGACGCGGATCGTTCCGGTCGTCGGCGGCTGGTAGATGTACAGGCCCAGGAGCGGGAAAGCGCCGTCCAGCGCATAGGCTCCCGGCGTGCCGGAGGTCGCTTTGTCGAAGTACGCTTGGTACTGCGCGAAGGGGACCTCTTCGAGCTGGTAGATGGATCCGCCGTCCTCGTACTGGACCGACATCACACCGACGGGCCGCGTGGGGTTGTCGCCTCCGGTGCCGAGAGTGTAGGATGGCCCGCCGTCCGCCGTCAGGGCGATGGTCGAGGTTCCGTAGCAGGTCATGCCCTTGGCGTTGAGGGAGGCGCGGATCTGGTTCAGGAAGGAAAGCCCGATCTGTCCCACGGGCGCGGAGGGAGCTTCACCGGGAGAGTAGGCCCCGCACAGGAGAAGCGCGTCGGTGACGGTGTCGAGTGCGGTCCAGGCCATTACGCCAAAACCTTCTTAGGACGGCCGGGGCCGCGCTTGGCGGTGGTCTCCGTGTCCTCGACCTGCGCGGACTCGGTGCCGTCGTCTTCGCTGGTCACGGGCTCGCGAGGTGCTCCCTCGGGGATCTTTGCGTCGGGCAGGAATGCCGCGATGCGCTCGGGTTCGGCGTAGGCCTCTTCCCGGTTGCGGACCACCACGCGGGATCCATCGGTGTTCACTCGGACAATGGGGTAGCGCATGGCGTGGTCTCCTGGAAAGGGAAAGGCGGACGAGGTTTCCCCCGCCCGCCTTGGGTTCATCGAAGGATCAGGTGGTCGAAGCCGTGCGGAGGAAGCGAGCCGCGAAAGCAGGCTCCACCAGCGCGGAGGCCATGAGCACGTCCCAGCGATAGACGGCTTCTCCGGCCTTGCTGTCCTTCTGCCGCTCGAAGCGCAGACGGATGTTTGTTCCGGGAACCGTGGTGATCGCGCCGTTTGCCTCGTCGTCCACGGGCAGATCGGCGAACGCGGTCGCGAAGGCCAGAGGGTTGTAGAACAGGCCCTGCTGGACAGTCGCCGAGCCCGCGCCGACCCAGACCACCGTGTCGCCAGCCGTGGGGAGGCGGGTGACGTTCTGGCGGGCGTCCAAGGTCGAAGCGTAGACGGCCTCCGTGACGGTCAGGGTTGCGATTCCACCCGAGGCGGTCGCGTCGGCGGCGACGGTGTACCGCTTGGGGGTTCCCAGGGACGCCTTGGTCTGGTCGTTGACGGCTTCGCAGAGAACGACGTAGAAGATTTCGCCCTTCTTGACCGTCTCGGTGCCGGAGCCAACGTCGACGAGCACGGTCGTCGCGCCTTCCACCACGGTGGTCCCGATGGTCGAAGCGGCACGGGTTCCGGTGGTCTGGACAGGCAGGAGGGTGGACTCCATGAAGTCGAAGCCATCCCAACGGGCGATGACGCCGTCCACGTTCTGCTTGCCGATCACGGTGGTGGCGTTGAAAAGCCCCTTCGTGTCGCCGCGCAGGTCGCGGGTCATGCTGGACCGGATCAGAGCCTTGAGGTCGTTGGGGTCGGCCAGGTTGTCGGTCATGTACTGCTTGACTTCGGCCACGGCGGCGTCGGTCAGCGTCGCGGCCTGGGCGAACGTCGGGATGCCGGGCATCACGTTTTCCAGGACCTTCCGCTCGATTTCGGCGGCGAGGCGCTTGATCGAAGGGGTGATGACCTGTTGCTTCATGTCCTGGAAGTCCATGTAGCGCTGGTCGTCGGTGAAGATCCACGGTACGGTGATGGGCGTGGACGACATCGCCAGCGGCACGCCGACTTCGCGGGATGCATTGGGGACGGAGCTCACATTCCAGGTTCCGGTGGAAACGCGAACCTTGGTGGGGCGTGCCAGCGTGACGGTACGGCCCGATCCGCCGCCCTTGAACTTGGCGGAGTGGTCGGGGATGCCGGACTTGAGGAACTGGAGCTGGTTGGAGAGGAGGAGGCCCGCTTCGCGGACGATCTCCACGGGGGACTGGTTGGCGACGGTCGAAACTGCCATGATGCTTTATCCTTTGAAGCCGCGAGCCGCGTACCATTCGGCATCGGACATCTCGGCGGGTGTTTTGGTGGCCGCACTTGCCCCGCTGACCGTTTTGGTCAGGGGGATTGCGGGCTTGGGCGCGGGTGCAGTCTGCGACGAAACGCGGTTTTCGAGCATCGCCAGCGCCTTGGCGGCACGGATCGGGTTGGGATCCATGATCGCACGGAGGGCGTCGGGGTTGTTCGTGAGTTCCACGACCAGGTCGGCGGCGTGAGGGCTGGAGACAAGTTCAAGGCCGATGTCTGGATGGATTCGGTCCTTTGCCACCTCTTCCAGGTACTGCGCACGCTCCACGATGTCGGGATGGCGGTCGACGGCACTGTGGATGCGGTTGCTGTACTCGCCTGCGGCCTTCTCGATGGCCTGGTCCTGGCTTGCGCCCTGGGTTTCCTGTCGGAACCTCGCTAGCGCCTTGTTCGTGGCCCGCTCTTCGAGGGCGAACGCGAACTCTTCGGCGCTTTGGAAGTCGTTGGGATTCAGGGGCTTGGAGAGATCCGCCTGCCGGGTCTGTTCGGGGGCTTGCTGGCCTCCCGCTTTGGATGCTTCCAGTTGGGCCTTGTAGAAGTCCCGTTCTTCACGGAGGGAACGGCGTAGTTCGCGCTCCTCCTGGAGTGCCTTCAAGGGAACGGTCTGCCGCTTCCACGGCTGCTCCTTTTCGGGCGCGGGCGTCTGCTCGGATCCTTCGGGAGGAGTCGGCGTCGGAGTCTCAGGGACGACAGCTACCGGGGTTTCCGGCGCGTCGAGTGTTGCGGTTTCGTCGCTCATTTACAATCCCTCTTCGGAATCGGATGCACCCGGAAATTCGTACTCCATGGGCTCTTCCGGGGGGAGAGCTGTAGGAGGAGTCAGCGCGGCAGAAAGGGCGGTCTGGTCCATCTTCGCCTCGGCATCCATAGCCTGGCGAGTCGTGGAGCCTTCTTCCTTCATACCTGCGATTTCGAGTTCGGTCTGGCGCTTGATCAGCGCGACCTGTCGGTCTGTGTCGGCCTGGATCTCGGCCATCTGGATCTTGGTGGCGGCGTCGAGGCGGGCGCGTTCGAGCGCGGCCTGGGCGTCCATCTGGGCCTTGACCAGCGAGGCCTGTTGGTCGGCCTGGATCTGCGCCTGCTTGCCCTCTGCGGCCTGCTGTAGCGCCTGGTTCTCCGCTGTGGCCTGTTCCAACTGTTGGCCCATCTGCTCGATGACCTGCTTAGCCTGCTCGATCTGCTGGAGCACGGCGGGCGGGATCTGGAGCTTGGATTGGTCCTGGTCGTCCTCGCGCATCCCCTGCTTGACCAGAAGGCGCTTCATTTCCGAGGCGAGCGCGTCGCCGCCCGGAATGCCCATGGCCCGGATGATCTCTGGCGTCATGGCCTGGTACATCATCGGGTTCTTTGCGCCGAGGCCGTCGATCATCGAGAGGAAGGATTCATTCTTCGTCCGGTGGTTCTGCCCGACCGTGACGCGGATCCCGTAGGCCCCACCGTTGAACCCGGCCAAGTCCTCGCGCAGGCCCTGGATCTCGTTGACTTCCTTCTGCGTGACCTCGCCGTCTTCACCCGCGAACTCGATCAGCTCCTCGTCGGAGAAGATGCCCAGGATCTCGTTGAGGATCTTCCCCTCGTATTCGATTGCGGCCTTGAGGTGCAGTTCGATGTGGGCGTCCGCGACGTTGGCCTGTTCCTGGCGCACCAGAAGGGCCCTTCCGCTCGTCTCCTGGGTCTGTGCGCCCAAGCGTCCATCGAAGAGGCCCGTCGCGACCTTGATCTCCTGGGAGGCGTCCTGGCTCGCGTTGGCGTATCCTGCGGGGATCTGCGGGGCGGGCGGATACTGCGGGATCGCACCGGGATTCAGCGGGTCGATCTGGTAGAGTCGGAAGGCCGCGTCCGAGCTATCGTCGCCCCAGGACTGGAGGACCTTCGGGTCCGTGACCATCCCGACCGACAGGAGCGCGGGCGGTTGCTTCATGCCGGAGAGGTATTCGTACTCCTCCGACTTCCAGAGGTTTTTGAATATCTGCGGCTCGCGGGCGTCGCGCACGATGCCTTTGTAGTGCTTTTGCCCGGCGACGTCGGAGTCCTCGCCGATGAGCACGACGATGGGGATGGATTTGAAGGGCTGTAGCTCGCGCTCCTGGATCACGCCAGCGCCGTCAAGGATGGTCTGGTAGACGTTCGACTCGTCGTCGATCTCCCAGAACTCAGCGACGCGGACCTTATCGTCCCCGACCCATTCGGAGGATATCTCGGTATCGCTGTCGGACCCGATGGAGACGGCTTTGCCCTGCGGGAACATCGCTTTGTAGGTCGCGGTAGGCAGGTCGGCGTAGACCGTGCAGTGCTTCATGTCCGAGAAATTGATCTCGGTCGCGTTCGGGTCCGGGACCACGTTGAGGGCGTTGGGAATGCGCCCGTACTTGATGCGACGCTTTCCACCCGGCGCGGCCACGATTTTGATTCGCCAGAAGCCGAAACCTCCCGTGACGGCGCAGGAAACGCCCGTCTCACGTGCGTAGATCGCGCCCCCGGTGATCTGGATGGCGCGGATCATGCCACCCCGGAACTCTGCCCGGTCCTGGCTCGCCCCTTCGCCCTGCGCCGACACGACGACGGCGTAGTCCTTCGCCATGATCGAGTTTTTGACCGACCGGATCAGCGGGGGGAGCTGGTTGTAGGTGATAATCGGGAGGCGCTTGTTCTGTCGGCGCTTGTACTCCGTCGGGTCCCACTGCTTTTCGCCACCCACGACGGCAAACTCGGTGTCGTCCTGGTATGCCCGGCGTCGCTTCTGCCACGCCTCGATGTCCGAGTCGATCTGCTTTACTGTGGCTTTGTGGGCGTCGATCTTGGCCATGTGGACAGAATCTAATCAATCAACATCGTATCCACAACTCAATCCACGCTTACCCCCCGTCTATCCACACTCAGCGGCGGCGGGGAATCTTGAAGTCGGCGGGGATGCCCTTACTCACACCAAAGATCGCGGGCTCCATGGCGTACCGAAGCGCGTCCATGCCGTGATTGTTGGCGTCCACGATCTCGGGCCGGATGTCCTGGGTCAGGCGGTCCACCTTGTGCGCCCACAAACGCGCCTCTTCGGCGATGGCAGGGCAGTCGGGGTGAATCACGATCTGGTCATGCGACCGGAGCCACGCGACACCGTCCTCGATGCTTCCGGGCCACTTGCGGGCCGCGACGGCGAGCGGGTAGCCGTGCTGTCGGATGTAGGAGATCGACTCAGGGCGGGCGCAATCGCATCGCAGGGCGTGCTTGTGGGCTCCCTCGAACTTCGAGAGGAGATCGGGGTATCTGTCGATGTCCACGGCGATGCCTCGGGCCTCGCGCCGGACATAGAGCGTGTTTTCGTACCGCCACGCCTCGACAGCGTGCGTCGGATCCTGGGAGAACCCGAAGTCCATGCCGTAGTAGGGGCCGTCCCACGCCTCTTTCGGCTCGAACCGCTGGACGCACCACTTGCCGCGCAGGACCTGGACATCCGACCTGGAGAGCGGCTTTCCCTCCCAGACGTGGAGGTAGGCGTCCGGATCGGTGCGGGCCAGGTGGTCCTTCTCGACCTTGAGGGATTCAGGGAACCATGGATTGTCTCGCCAGTTCACTTCGAGAACGAGAGCATTCGGCGGCGGGTTATCCACGAATCGCTGGTAGGTCGGGTCGGTCTTTTCGCGGGGGTTGAAGGTGATGCAGATTTCCGCACCCTGGAATGTTCCATCGGGATTCTTTGCACCGCGTCCGCGAATTGTTGGAATCAGAATATCCCATGACGCCTTGGAAACCGTTTCCGCCTCTTCCACCCAGCACCAGTCCACGCCTTCCGCCGATTTGATCTTTGCGGGATCAGTGCGAATTCCGGCAAACGTGATTTCCGAGCCATTGACGTGGAAAATTCTTTCCCGCTGGATCGTCCAGCCAGGCAAGCCCATTTCCTCGATCTGGTTCGACAGGAGGCGGTGGACCGAGTCAGCCAGGGATTCCTGCGTCTCACGCACGCAAAGCCCTTGTAGGGCTTGCTGGGAGCTTGTCAGGAGGTAGTGCCGGGCTACGGTCCAGGACTTCGAGGATCCGCGACCACCGCGAACCACCTTGAATCGCCAGGGCTCACGAAGTCGTGCGGCCCAGCGCGGTAGTTCAATCCTTTGGGGGGTCAACGTAGGTCACCGCGACGGAATGAGCGATGGGAATTCCGCCTTCCTTCCCGCTGTGGGTGTTGTCGATTTCCTGCTTGTCCTTCCAGCCAATCACATTCTTCGCGGTGAAGATTGCAAAAGGCGTCTCGAATGCACCAGCGATGCCACCCTCAGCCAGGAAGGCTTCCTGGTAATCCTTCGCCCTTTTGTATGCGCGGGAAAATTCAGGATGAACAAGCACGCCATCGGAGTCCTTTTTGTCCGCCCATTCCGCCAAAGTACTCCGATCCACGTCGAGTTCGGCGGCAAATCGGGCGAGCGTGGGGAATCGATTCGGGACAAGCCGCGTCCGTTCCGCGCCGTTGTTGTCAGTGTACGTCTCGCGGATGAATGGATCGACGTTGAAGAACTTGACAATCTTCTCGCAGTACTCGGGCTTGTAGTCCGTCGGCCTTCCAGCGGGCATTACCCCAACCTCCCCGCCAGATAGAACGCGCACAGCCCCGCTACGACCAGCATTGCCGCAGGTCCGACAACCTCGGGCTCTCGCTCGATCGCGCCATCCAGCAGGAAGCCGCACGCGATCACCCCCAGCCCGCACGCGAGCCAGAGGAGCGCAGTCCCGGCCCATGTGGACGCGGTCAGGTTGACGAGGTTCGCGAATGCGGCGGCGTGGTCCATGGTGGAAATCTACTCTCCGGCTGGGGGGTTGCGCAAACGTTTGGCGCACGATGCGTCGCGAATCCGGCCCTCCATCCGCCGGAAAATATGCCACTCCGCCTGGAAGACGGACCCAACCAGGATCGCATCCGCCACGAAGTCTGCGACCCGCAGGTCAACGACATCGTCCACTGTGCGCCGCAGGACGTTTGGATTTTTGGCGGCATCCCACGGAGCGCACGACAGGACTTTTGCGCGGATCGTTCGGAGCTTGTCGTCGCTCTCGCCTCCACCGAGGGCGGAGCGGATCTCTTCGGGCGTCACGTCACATCCTCCCGCGCCTCGGCTTTGCGGGACCTCTCCACCCCGTCCCGCCTCGTCTCTCTGCCCAGCCACCCGTCCAACCTCCTGCGACGCCTTCTAGGCCATCCGGAGACGTGCTAGCGTAGCTCATACTCGGTTCACGGCGCATT